TTAAAATCTGGAATAACTGGAGCAAGCGTAAGGTCAGCAATAGGAGCTGGTACAAGTAGTTTAGCTCTTGGTACAACTGGTTCTACTGCATTAGCGGGTAATACAGCTTTACTACAAATAGGAACATCTGGAACAACGGCAATGGCTGGAAACACAGCATTAGTTACATCTTTAGATGATTTATCAGATGTTACTTATTCCAGTAATAATTTAACTATAGCAAGTTTAGATAAAATAATATTTGGTGGTGCAGTTGATTTTGACATAGCTGGAGATGTTACATTTACAGAAAATGGTGCAGCTTATTCTTTTATAACTATAGATTATAACCAAGAAACTTTAACTTTAACTAATAGTGCAACAGAATTTTATATTAAAATATTTAATGGAACATCTTTTTTAACTACAGATGATGTTTTACGTTTATCTGCAAATAAATTAGATTTAGTAAATTCAACAATTCAAATGAGTGCTACTGGAGGAATATTTGGATGGGGTTTAGGAGGTTCTTCATCTTACGCAGAACAAGTTTGGTGGAGTTTGTCAGCAAATACTTACAAATTTCAAAATTCTAATGACTCTGATGATTATTTTCAATTTAAAGTAGACTCTAACGCTGTCACAACTTTAAAAACAGCAAATGATTCTGGAGATACAAGTGCTAACTTAGTATTAGATATAGATGGAGACATAGAATTAAACGCTGATGGTGGTAATATTACTTTTAAAGATAATACAGCAGATTTAGCTGAAATAAGTGCAAATGGAATATTATCTAAGACTGTAGTATATTTTGACGCAGAAACAGCAAATACGATAGGAAACGGAGCAACTGGTGTAATAGATTGGACTGTTAATCAAAAACAAAAAGTAACTATAACTGGAACTGGCATAACTTGCAATTTTACTAATCCTCCCGGCCCTTGCAATTTGATGTTAAAAGTAATACAAGGAGACGGTTCAGATGTGATAGGAACTTGGGATAGTGATATAAAATGGCCTTCAAATACTCCGCCTACATTATCTACTGCTAATGGAGCTATTGATATAATATCTTTTTATTTTGATGGAACAAATTACTATGGCGTAGGAAGTCTTAACTTTTCATAATGTATAAACCTATTAATAGAACAACCGTACAAATAGAGGAAAATAAATGTAGAGTTTATCCTAAGCAAAGTCCTATTTTTTACAAAAATGCTAATAAAGAATTAAATAAAATAGATTTAACTTTTAATGATTCTACGTCTACAGTAGGAGATATATCTTTAATGAATCAAGGAATAATGTCGGTAGGTAAAAGAAAAGATAAAAATCCATACAAAATAACTGGAATAAGACCAGATAATTGTCAAACTGGAGAAAAACAATTAGAGTTTAGTGTTGTAAATATTGAATTAGACGATGTAAAACAAGAATTTGATGACATAGAATTAAAATTAGAAACAACAAGTATATTTCAATTAGTAAAACTTAATAAAAGCTTTGGTAAATGTAAAATTGAATTTGACATACATACTAAGGGATTGCAATTAGATAATAACAAATACAAGGAATCAAAAAAAATATCAGAATATGGATTTAACATAACTAACATTGGTAATATAAAAGGGGAAGATTCTTTGTCTATGTACAAAAGTTATTCCTCTAAAAGCAAAGATTTTCCTTATTTAGATTGTTATTTAGGTAAAATAACAAATAATTATATAACTTCTGGTGGATACACTAATGAGGAAGAGTTTGGAAATAACGATTTATCTGAATATTCTATTAAAAATATGTATTTAAATGGCGGGTCTATGTATTTAAAAGATTGCATTATATTTGCAGCAAAGCCTTATAATATAGAAAATTTTAAAGAAATACTTGTTAATCAAATATGTGACATTTATAATTTAGAATCTTTAAGTGAAGGAGGAACTGGTGAGTATTTTACAAAAGACAATAAAAAAATTGGTGGATATTTTTCAAATGATAATACGTTTTTTGCATTTTTTAACACTAATGATATACCTTCTGAGGTTAAGGCATTATTTCAAACAAAGACGTTCGAAGATACATCGTTTTTAGATTTAAATATAGATGATTTTTACGAAAAAATAAGTAATAGATTAAATAAAAATTTAGACATTTTAGTAGATACTAATTATTATGAGCCTATAAATGATTCTTTTAAATTTAAAGTTAACAATAATTATTTTTGTATACATAAGCCTTTAGCATTTAATGAAGAATATAACATATTAAACTATAAAACTACTCACACTTTAACAGATAATGAAGATGGAACATATAAATATACTAAATATTTATTACCAGAATCTGCTTTAAATGTTAACAATGCAAAATATTTTGATGCAACAGTAAGTACAAGTGAAGATGGTTCTGCTGACCAAATATGGAGTTGGAGCTACCAAAGCACTAGCACAAGTCAAGATACTGAAGCTAATTTTAATACTGCTAGAAATTTAACATACAATAGTGCAGTAACACCGGGAATAGCTCCTTTTCCTTTGGGAAGCACTCAAGTTAAACTTGCAGCTGGAGAGCGTTCTTATACACAGTTTACACCCGCGGGAAAAGATACCCCAGCTGTCACTACATATTATTATCAATTTTTTCAAGACCATATGCATTTTGATACTTCTGGAATTATAGATAATGTATTAACTGCAACTATAAATGTATTTGGATATGCTCCTCAAGGTGCATTTGATGGAATTTATTTAAAATCATATTACAATGGAACACCACAATCAGTTACAAGTGGTTTATTTACTTATAAATATGATTGGAATAATTTTTTTAGTCCGGGTGGTCAAACTTCAACTCCTAGTGGTTGGGGAGCAAGTGATGTAACTGTTTATACTGCTGAAACATCCTTCATTGCTGGAGCTGGTACAAGTGGAGGAGCTATGATGAACAATCAAAATGCTACATCTTTAAATTCTACTGCCAAAACAGACTTAGAAAATAATGATGATTTTGCTTTATGTCTTCTTGAGCACGATGAGTATTATAGTAATAATTATACTGCTTCTGCTGGTATAGGAACTGCAAATGCAAATAGCTATGCATATCATACTCCAAATTCTTTAACAACGGCTTATAGACCATATATTGAGTATACTACTGGTACAGCACCACCAGCAGCAACTGAAAATTCAACATTCTTTGGAGCAAACTTTTAAATAAATGATGGAATTATAGAGAAGATTTTATATATTAAGGTATAAAAAAGCAGTTAAAATAACTAATTTTTATAAAAAAAGCAAACAAAAAGGGTAAATATGGCAGAAGTAAATAGAAAAAGCGTAACAAGTCTTATAAGAGCTTATGGAGATGTAAATCCAGAAGCTGTTGTTCGTTTAATGAGCCAATATGCAGACATAGAAGAAAAAAAAGCAGCTGAAGAAGCAGAAGAAACTAGAGCACAATACGATATGATAGG